CTAACTACCAGTCAGTTAGCACCACTTTGGCTCTTTACAGAGATGCGATACCTATATTAATGCATTGCGTTGCTAACGGTTTGTCTATGGGTACTTACAGGCCGCCTCCTAGCACTATGACCATGGAGTCTGTCACTGACCGCACATATAATGATATTGGCACTGAAAGCAGCATAGTAGCCGTTCATAACCCTTTAGTTTCTAATTCAAAATTGGGTTTTATTGCTACTCCAGACTTTTTACGCGCCAGTGTTTATGCCCGCAATGTTTTACCAGCTACTGGGCTGCCCTTTCCGACGGAATACTACCCGCACTTAGTCCGCTTCGTCCATGCGGCAGTTGGCGGCGTAGTTCTTTGTCCATTGGATATGGATTCGGTACGCAGCCGCTTGACTAAGTCTAGCCAAGTCCAGCAGTTTGATGATATGGGCGCGTACTTTGACGTTGCACGGTCCACGGTTAGTGTTTTTCAAAAGATGGAGCCGTTGAAGTCCGGAGGTGTTCCTCGTGTGATCGTTAACCCCTCAGGCCCAACAAATTTCATAGGGGCGGCGTATATTGCACCAATGATGGACGCCTTGAAGCAACTCCCCTGGTTTTGCTGTGGTTGGACCCCCACTGAGATCGAGTCCAGAGTTCATGCATTTCATCATGAACTTCACACACGTAAACGCAGCGCCAATGAAACTGATTTTTCAAATTGTGATGCAACTACCGGCACTATTGGTCATGTGCTGATGTTCGCGTTTCTAGACAGGTTTTACGGCGATGATAAGGGCTGGGTCCAGTTTTTACGTGCTTCTACTGCACCTACGGCCAGGACCAATTTTGGCGTCGGTCCATGGCCTTCTGGGCAGTCCCGAGACAGTCCTGATTACTATAAATGGATTGTTCAAACTGCGTTTTGTATTGGCATTGGTACTTTGAGTGGGTTTTTCGACACTACCACCCGCAACACTGTGGTCAATGCTTTCACTGCCTATTGCAACGCCAGTGATAGTGGTTCTGATCATGAAGACGCTTACTCTTCTGTTTGCCGTGGGCTTTATTCCGGGGATGACGGGTTAGATGAAGCCCGCCTAATCCCAATTACTACCACCGCGGTTAAATTTGGGTTAGACATCAAGTCTCGAGTCTATTCGTCTGGCTATACCACGTTTTTAGGCAGGCTTTATATTGACCCCTGGGTTGGCGTTTGGAATTCGGCTGATCCACTGCGGCTAATAACCAGTTTTCATTTAGTCACTGTCCCAGCAGGTGGTACGGCTGCTTTGTCACTGGCTTACCGCGCCTTTGGTTATTTGATCACTGACCCCCACATTCCATTATTTTCTATATATTGGAGGAATGTGTTGCGCCACAATCCAGTTACTCACCTCGACCCGCGTTATTTTGACTCTCACAAGTTTTCTTTACTTTCTTCTCAAAGCATGTATACTTGTTCTGAAGACAATGATGCTTTAGCTGAGTTGTTTGTGTTGCGAATGGGCATATCAGTTGAGGATTACGCTACTTTGGTTCATGAAGTTACCACTCGCCCTGCAGTGGTCGGGACTACTTATTCCCCTATTTCCCCGTTGTGTTTTCAGCCTCGTCCTGGCTCAGTTTTGGATGGAATGCCAATATCTGATGTTGAGCCTCCATTGCCCCTTGTTCGCACCAAGGCTGACGTTGAAGCTTTGGAGATTCTCGTTGAGGACGCCAACCATGTTGCTGCTGCCGCGTCGGCTGATAGTGTCGCCATTGATGTAGGCCTTTCTGATGTAATGGATGTCTTTGCACCACCCGCTCCTATACAACGCGAGTTGCTTTGTCGCAATTGTTCTAATCCATTCATTATAACTGATGCTGAGCGCGAGCACTGTGAGGCCAATAATTGGGATTTACCTAAGAAGTGCTCTTCTTGCCGCGCTTCTAAGAAGGAGCGCCTTCGTAAGGAGAGGAAAGAATCGGGTCGCAACCCTGCTCCCTCTCCAGCCGCACCACCTGCCGATGATGGCGCTGGTGTTGGTTTGCCGTCAGATGCCACAGTTATTCGTGCCAAGCCTTCTCGCCCACCTAAGGGCAGTAAGTCCGGCCGACCAATTAACTCAAAGAAACGTGGTAAATGATGGCTATATTTTTCAGGCACCCATGCCTTAAATGGGGTGACTTCGTTTCCGTTAGCAACGTTACAGCTGTTCTTTATATCAATATGAAGTCCTATACTGCAAAATCCTCCCCCACTTCTCGTTCAAAAGTGGCTTTAGAGGTACTGAACAAATTTCCGCTGACGTGCGATTTACGCATTTCAGCCCCTCAGCAAATCAAAGCTTACCGCCAGTCTACTCGCGAGGCTGCTATCCTTGGGTCATCTTCTGTTGACTCTTTACCCTCCACAGGCCTTGTCAGCTCTGCCGGGTTTTCAACCAGATCTGCGTTAGCTGACTCAAAGCGCTGGCTAGCTGTGGACTCCGGTATTACTAATCTGTCTGAATTGGCCTTTAGCACTCACAAAATTAAGAACTCTCAGCCTAACTGGGATGCCAGACACCAGTTATATTATTGGCCGTCCACTGAGGGTTCTGGCCCGTCTTTGGCCGCCAATTCTCCCAGTGTTGGTGAGTCACTGTCACTTATCGTTCATGATAGTGACGTTGCTAGAGTTTCTGTTGGTCGTCACTTAGGTTTCATTTCGTGTCCCTTTTTGGCAGTTACTGGCGGCAAGCGCACTCGGAGCGTGGTCGGGTTATATGATTGCCCATCCCGCCCGGGCGATTGTGGGTCTCTTGTTGTCTCCCATGACGGCGTCGTTGGTCTCCACTGTGGTACATTGATCCATAAGGGAGTGCGTGTGAACGCTTATTATCCATTCAATCTTCCAGGCTTGCCTACTCGTGATTTGGAGGTTGCTAGAGAACACTTCCCATTCCGACAGTCTGGTAAGCCTAGACCTGCTGATGTCCGCGTCGTTAACAAACAGAAAAATAAACAGCCCGTTTCGTCCACGGTGCCCCGTCCTGTATCTGGACCCATTTTGGATCCGCCCGTCAAGGTAACAGGCGCTGCCAAAGAGGCCTCTATAGTCAATATGACGCCTGCCTCTTCCACCATAGCTTCAAGGGACGTTACAGCGGTTTCAGCTAATACTGCACGTTACATTGAGCTTCTTATGAACCCTTGGGCAGCTTCTCCCGTTCGGTTACCCGACCATGTCGTCACTCCCACATCACTGGCCCGTTTTGTCGCCAATCGCACTTACCAGCTTACACCTACGTCCTCTACTTCATTTGGTACTAACCTGTTATTTGCTATGACGAATAGGCTTTGCACGCCAGGTGATGCTTCCGTTGGTGGTATTGCTGTTGAGTCTATCTCCGCTGGTTCTGTCGGGCCCTCAGCGGCTGGCATTGCAACCTACAGCTACACGCCAGGTAGTATTATGGTCCCCCAGCAATGGGGGGCTGGCGGGTTTACTGATCCTCATACTGCCATGGCCCCCATAT